AAAATGTCCAAACCGTAGTGCCGCGCGTCCTTCCACGTAGGGGGCAGCACACGAATCAGGTTTTTGCCGTCTTTGGGCTTCCACTGCTTAAATTTGGGTTTGAAGATGGTATCAAAATTACCACCGCGCATGTTGGCCCGTTCTTTCAAATCATCACGGGAGCGCTCTTGATATCGAAAACCGCGTTCTGGGGCCTTAGCCATTACTTCACCTCTCTCTGAAATGTTTTCATTTTAATCTCCTCCAACTACTTGCTTCTGGCCTCCCTTGCATTAGCCATCCTGGCGCGGTTTGCCGCGTAATGGGAAGCTTCCTGGGCCTTGGAAGGCTTGATGGAAGAGGCCTCATAATAGTTGGCGGTGTATAACGCTACAAGGTCACGAAGCATATAACTTCTTTGCTGAAATGCCTCTTTTAGCACCTGTAATTTGTCTGCCCTTTCTTTGGCGGCCAGATAAACGTTGAAAGCCGCCTCATGTTCATCGCTGGTTTGGACATAGGTGTCTATCCGCTTATCAGTGACCCTATCCTTGCCACCGCTTAATTGCTTACGCCAATGCGCCGAAAGTTTGGCATCAACTGTAGCCAGCTCTTCCTTGGCTCCGTCCCGTTCTGCCAATGCAGTAACTAACTGCTCGCTGACTTCATAGAACAAGACAGGCTGCCTGATAACTTCATCATCAAGCACTGATTTATCTATGGCTAGGTCAGCGTGGTCGGTCATTCGTCAAAATCAAGCTTCGGAAGCGGCCTATCTTCAATATCTAGACTGACGTCCATCACATGCACGGTTTCCTTTTCAGGATCAAAAGCCCAGAGGGGCTGCATGGTCTTGAACATGGCCGCCGCATCTTCATTGCTTGAGCCGTGGACGAGATAGCTCTCACCATCGGTAATGACTACCAATTTCGTAAGCAACTTCATGGTTTAATCCTGATTTGCGTCTAGGACGGCCTGCCAGAAGGTTTTCTCTTGATGGGTCTTGGCCGCCTGTAGCCGTGATTTGGCGTGGGCTATCCTGAGATTGCGCGGCCATTGGCGGTCGGCAACTATGTATTCTTGCACATTCCACATTGTTTACTGATCCATGTTTAAAGCAAGCCCCACTGAGAATAGCAAGGGGGCAATTTTGTCTGATTGCGGGTAGGGGGTCTTGAAGGCTTCCATGAGACCGAGTAGGCGTTTGGCCACGTCACCATTCTTGGTTTTTAACAGAACTGCCGCAAAATAGTTGACCAGCATGATCCTACAACTTTCGGCTTCCTGCCCGGCAAGTGGCTGTAAATATTTAAGGGCTTCTATCCAGTTCAGCCCTTTGCCGACGACGAGCCATCGGGCCAAATCAACTACTTCCTTTGATTGCCCCACCGCGCGCATGACCATTCGCGCGTCAGCCAAGTTTGCACATCCCAAACACGCTTCAAGATAGACGAGTGCTTGCCGTGGGCTGCCCATGGCGGCCTCAGCGATAGTTTCGATGATAGCGTCATCAATTGTGAGGCTCTCCTTATCGACCACTGTAACAAGCAAATCTTGCAGGCTTTCCTCAGCGACATCTTTAATGTTATAACGTAATACGCGAGTGAGGATTGCCTTTGGTATTTTGCCCACTTCCGTAGTGCAAAATGCAAAATAGACATGGGAAGGGGGTTCCTCTGTTGGCTTAAGAAGCACGGTCCACGCAGCCGATGACAGTTTGTGTACCTCGTCCAAGATTACAAATTTGACGGGGCTTCCGCCAATGGCGCGGTAATTGAGGGAAGTTATCAGTTCCCTAATGTCGTCTGCTCCTGACTTAGATGCCCCATCATATTCAATCAGGTTGGCGGCGGTGCAGGTGGGGCCAATTACCTCATGTGCGACAATTCTGGCTAAGGTGGTCTTGCCGGTACCTGATGGCCCCACAAACAAGAAGGTACGGGCACGCTTATCCTTAATCACCTTTTTAAGTGACTTGACAGTTGCATCCTGCCCCAGCACTTCGTCAAAGGTGGCAGGACGATATTTCGTATGGAGAGAGGTCATCAGATGGGCGTGATTACGGCTCTGAGTTGCTCAGCATTGAATATGTGTAGTAACCCTTGACACTCATCATGCTCCACTACAAATCGCCATTTTCCGGCCTTGGTAGTGAAGGCGGCCCGTATCTCACCCGGGAATCTGTAGCCCTCGGGCTTATGGACCTTGTCCCCAATGAGAAATTGAGGAACCCTATTAGAAACAGGCCGTGCGGCCCCCAAGTCAATGATGTTTTCAGTCATCCGGCAGAACTTTCCTTTTGGATCGTGGGCAGTCATATTTTGTGACTCCAGAACTTATCTATTTCTGTCATTTCCAGCCAATTGTTTCCTACAGAACAAGTGACTGATAGCGGAACATTTATGAAATCATACGAGGGAGCTAGCATCACTTTGTAAATCGTCTCAATGGCCTCTTCCAATATTTTAGGATCATCAGGGATACTGAACGAAAGGTCGTCATGAATGTTCATGATAGGGTGCAGATACCATAACCCACTTCCAGTAGCGCGAATAGAAAGTTCGACCATAGCAGTGCAAACGAGATCACACGCCACGCTCTGAATCGGATAGTTAATGGCTTGATTCTTAGTAAGAGGATAATGCCTACGACGTCCAGTAAGGCTGCTAACGTGCCCGGTAGTATAATACTCATTCATCAGCTCCTTTTGCCAACCGTACATTCCGTGGAAGGTTTCCCAGAACTCATCCATCAGCTTATTAACCGGCTCTATTGGTATATTGAGGTAACCAGCTACGGATTCGTTTGAAGCTCCGAACATGGCTGGGAATACCAGCTTGTTCTTGATCTTGCTTCTGAAAGCCTTCATGACGGCTTTATCTTTTAGAAACTCAAGACCGCCTATGCTGGCTGGGTGCCTATGGGCCGCTTTGACCGACCATTCCATGTGAATGTCGTAGTCATCCCACAGTGCTTTAACCAGCACCCCGTCATGGGTGCACATAGCAGCGGTGCAAGCTTCTAACTGTCCGTAGTCAAAGGCAACCAAAACATGGCCCGGTGCGGGTATTATTTGTTTGCGCACCCATTTGTCGTTTCTGCTAGGCCAATTCTGTTGGTTAGGCTCATCGCTGGAAGTACGCCCAGTTTCAGCAAAGGTAGTATTGAACGATGGGTGAATCTTGCCATCAGGCCAGATAAAGGTACCCTTCCCATACTCAAACGCGTCTACATAGGTAGACTTCAGTTTTGATCGGTTTCTAAATTCTTCAATATCTTTTCCAATAGGATGATTGAGTTTTTCAAGTACTCCTTTGTCAACGCTTTCCTTTCCATCGGCGTTAATGAGTGAGGTCCCGCTCCTGACATAGTTTTTAAGTAACTTGAGTACATCTTGCGTAGATGCGATATTGAAGGTTTTTCGGTCTGCAACAAACTTTTGAACCTCATGATATCCTCTTATTTTTGTTTCGATCGCTTCAATTTCACCACTTAACTTCTCCTGCATTTCTTTGGTTTGGGCTTGATCCACGTCAATGCCCAAAGATTGCATCAAAGCAACTGTAGGCTGACGCTGCCGGGCCTCTGAATATGCAGCAAGTAAACCGGCCTGTTTAAGGAGCTGCTTCTGGTGAGAATACAGTCGTAGTGTGTATTTAGTATCCGCACCGTTATAGGTGAGTGTCTCGCCCAAATCGGCCTTGGACATATTTTTACGATCCAGACGAAATAGGCCTTTATAAGAAAGTCCAAAATATTGTTTAACAAGAAAGTCCAAGGCCTGATAAGGATTTGGCTGAAATTGGTCATCATTACCGCCTCTTTTCCCCCGGCGTTCATCTAGGAAGTGGGCCTGCATCATGGTGCATTCCCACACGTCATGGAAAATGGCCCCTTTGCCATACCGGGCAATTAGCCATTCGATTTCAAAGGAAGCGTTGTGGGCGATTATTCTTGTTTCATCCGAAAGCAGGCTCTCAACAGCAAAATCGATAGAAGCCAGATCGGACTTTGACCAGCCAGCGTTTGGATGATCCAAGGCAAATGAGAAGTTGATATTGTTGTAACTGAGTGCCATGCACAGGAGCTGTGATCCCGCCGCATAAGGGCGTAGTGTGCTTGTTTCGACATCAATGGCCTTTTCTGAGGCCCTGCGGGCTTCACTGATAAGGGCTAAAACTTGGGCTAGGTGACCCGGCTTGGTGCCGTCAAACGCCTGTACAGCCGCCCTAGCGCTTTGTGGGGTATCAATAACGGGCTGGGCAAGCCCCGGCAGCATGGAAACGGCCTTGGCAATGTCAAACTTGAGGCAATGCCCTAATTTGCTCCTAAGGGGAGTGGCCGCATTAAACGCAGTTTCAATGATATACTGTGGATGGTAGGTCGGTAAAAACCAACAAGGATGATTGCCAACCTGAATGGCGAACACCCGGCCCCGCAGCCCAACCATGTCACTGGAATTCAGTGCCCATTGAAGCGGCTGGATGCCCAAGCCAATGATTATCCTGGGTTTG